GATAGATAAAATGTTGTTGACTATTTTAAGCACAGGTTTTAGATAAGAGAAATGAAGCGAGGGCTCTGATAAGCCATGACATATCAGAGCCTTTGAAGACTCGCAAAAGCCCCTTGTTTCTTTGTCTTGGAAGAGCAAGGGGCTTTTGTATTTTAGAGAGGGAATTCAAAGATGCAGCAATCAGAAAAAACAAAAAGAGCATTTAAAGGGGTATGGATTTGTAGAGAAATTTGGCTCAACAGAGAGCTGTCTTGGATGGAAAAATTATTCCTCGCCGAAATAGATAGTTTGGATAACAAAAGAGGGTGCTTTGCCAGCAATTCTTATTTTGGTGACTTCTTTGATCTATCTTGCGGAAGAGCAAGTGAAATAATAAACAGCTTAATTAAGAAAGAATATCTCACCGTAGAGTACGTCCGAGATGGAAAAGAAATAAAAGAAAGAATATTAAAAATGACCAATAAATACAAGGAAGAGAATACCGGGGGGTATTCGGAAAACCGAATAGGGTATTCGGAAAACACGAAAGAGATAACAAAGTATAATAATAAAGGTTTATTACTTCGTAATAAAGAAGCGATTTCAGAAAAATCGCCCTCTTTTAAAACAGACCTTTTTGTTGAAGGATGGAATTCCCTTAAGGAAAAATTTCCTATGCTCCAGGAGCATCGAAAGCCTTCCACAAAAATTTATCAAAATGCTGTTAAGCTGATCCGTCATCTAAAGTTTGGAACCTTTGGAGATATGTGCCATGTGGATCATGATTTCCGCGAAAGGAATCATATCAGCCAGAAGCTCCTTTCAAAGAAATGGACTGAGACAGAAATCAAACAGACAATAGAAAAACTACCTTTATTTTTTCTGAAAGGTTACTTCCCTTACAATAAGGAAACGCTTCCGAAAGATTTGCCCAACCTTATATTTAATCCGCGAACAGGATCATCTTGGTTTCTTATGGCATACACTCATCCACCGGTGCCTATGAAACAAGGTAAATCAGATACTCAAATTGATAATGAGATTCAACACTCTGTAAAAAAGAATAAACCTATTTCAATTGAAGAGTTTTTAGAGAATGATGAAATGAGTTCAATTCTTAAATAAATTGGAGGAAAATTGAAAATAATTCGAGTGTTTCCAAGAAAAACAAATGCAACTCCTGATGATAAATATGTAAGATTATCAGAACCCGAATCATCAGATGAAGCTGATGAGGTTCGAGTGTCTGTGACGTGGACATGGGATAAGCGTCGCGGCGAAGAACTTGCTAAGGCATGGAGAGCAGTGACCGGCAATGTGACGATCGGAGGCCCGGCGTATGATGACCCCGGCGGAGAATTTGAGCCGGGACTATATATCAAACGCGGATACACAATAACATCAAGGGGATGCCCGAATCATTGTTGGTTTTGTTTCGTTCCGAGGCGCGAGGGTAACATCAGGGAAATACAAATCAACGATGGATACAATGTCCTCGATTCAAATCTTCTCGCATGCTCAGAAGCGCACATAAAGTCGGTTTTTGATATGCTGGATCGACAGACTACGCGCCCGCGATTTACCGGCGGGCTCGAAGCGAAACGGATGAAACCGTGGATCGCCGAGAGGTTGGCGAAACTCAAGCCCGATACTGCATATTTTGCATATGATACCGCCGATGATTATGAACCTCTTGTAGATTGCTGCAAAATGTTGAGCTGTGCAGGAATAACAAATTCTTCGCGAGCCTATTCCTGTTACGTCCTTGTCGGTTATCCCGGCGATACATTTTACAAAGCTGAAAATAGAATTAATCAGGTATTGTCACTCGGTCTCATGCCCCTCGCGATGCTTTATAACAAGGCGGAGGGGAAATCGGACAGAACTGAATGGATAAAATTTCAACGTGAATATGCAAATCGAATAATTGTTGGATCAAAATTTTCAGCTTATAAAAAAGAACATTCGATGCTTATCAAATAGTAATTGGAGGAAATAAAATGATTACGATGTATGAAGCATCTCCTGCTTTTGGTGGTGAAATAACAAAACTTGAATTCCTTCGCAAGACAAAAAGCGGAGAATTTGTTGTCTATAAAACTGCTTTGGGAGAGAGTAGAAGAGCTGTAAAATCAGATTGGTGCCCGCTTTTTGATACCTTTGACGAGGCAAAGCGATGGCTGATAAATAGAATAGAAAACGAAATTAACAATATTCGCGATCGACTTGAAAAGCAACTGCCTTTACAGTTGCGACAAGAAAAAAGCCGCCTTGCTAATGTAATGAAAATAAAAGAAACAGATTGCAAATGAGTTGGAGGAAATAAAATGAAGGCATCTGTTGCTTTTTATTACAGCCCTATCGAATGGCTTTTGCTGACAGAATATGGAGCATATGACTTCCATGATAATGTTAAAATAGGAAATGGAAAATGAGAATACTTTTATATCCTATCTGTTTGTTAAAAGAAATATGGTATGGTCTGACTCATTTTGGAATTATCATATCCGGACACGAATATGTTGAGCAGAAAGATAAAAGTTTGAAATGTTCTATCTGTGGGAAGAGAAGCATATGAGTAGAGATTTTGATTTCCTGTTTACTGGTAAAGCTGTCAACCGAACGGCAAAAAACGTGCTCTCTCATGGGGTATCATATCATACCCGCATCAACCCGCAGATATTCCATTCTGAAAAACCGAATTTCAAAACTGTTGATTTCACCGGGCCTTGCAAATTAAATCTCACAGGAAAGAAAATAGGGCGGCTCATAATTGTCGGATATGTCGGCAAGAGCAGAGGAAAAAGCAATCGTCCCGGAAGATGGTTGGTTAAATGCTTATGCGGGAAATATGAAATCAGAACAACAACGTCATTGAATTCAGAGCATGACGACAAGATGTGCGCAGAATGCTTATATACAGAAAAGATTCGCCGCAATTTCGGAGAAAAATAAATGACATCTCCTTGGAAAAGAACAACAGTTAATTCTGATATTGAAAAAGAAATTTTGACAGGGCTTATCACAGATGATAAGTACATCAAAGAGATACAGCAATTTTTCAGAAATGAACTTTTGCAAATCCCTTATGTCAAAACTATTTCAAAGTGGTGCTTTGAGTATCATAAAAAATATGACAAGGCTCCTCAATCAGATATCCAAGAAATATATAACAGTCATTCCAACAAGGGGAAAATAGATGAGACGCAGCTTGAGCTGATAGGGAAATTCTTGTCTCAGCTTTCTGATAATTATGAGAAAGCAAATAATGTTGCGCTTCAAATTGATAAGGCAGAACGATATTTTAAATCAAGAAAAATAGAATCCTTGCGGGACGATCTATCAGCAATGCTTGTGGCGGACAAAATAGAGGAAGCAGAAAAAAGCATTGGCAAATTTGAGAGAGTGAGCCGTCCGTCAACAATCGGAATAGATATTATACGGGACAACATCAATCACATTCTGTTTGAGGATAGTGATGTATTGTTCCGCTTCCCCGGAGCATTGGGTGATATGGTAGGTGATTTCTGTAGAGAGGATTATGCCCTTATCGCAGGGCCGATGAAACGAGGAAAAAGCTTTTGGTTACAAGAGATTGGGTTGCGCGCTTTGGTTAGAAATCTGAATGTGATTTATTACTCACTTGAAATGTCAGAAAAGAAGATGCTGAAAAGAATATTTCAATACTTCACCGGGGAGACAAAAAAAGAAGAAGATATCCTTTTACCATTTTTCAAAAGCAATGCTATTGAATACAAAGAAGTGGCAAAAAAAGGTTTAACAGGAGATTCAATTCTGAAAAAAAGAAAGCGGATTGAAAAGATGATTAACAATAGTTCTTTTCGGCTCTGTTCTTTTCCTACTGGATCAATCAGCGTGGATGATATTAAAATCCATCTTGATAATTTGGATCATTATAATCATTTTGTTCCTGATGTCATCATCGTAGATTATGCTGATATTCTCGCCCCAGAACGACAAAGTAGCAAAGAAGAAAGACACCGATCAAATGATACCCAAAAAGCTCTTCGGGGACTTGCGCAGGAGCGGCATTGTCTTGTGGTATCAGCTTCGCAGACAACCCGAAACACTTTGAGCAAAGATATTGATCAAGAGGATATTGCAGAGGATGTCCGGAAGCTCGCCCATGCTACGACAGTAATTGCACTGAATCAAAATAAGGAAGACAAGAAAAAAAATATCATGCGTGTGGGGATGATGGTGGTGAGGGATGATGAATTTCATGTTGATGATGAAGTGATTGTTCTTGAATGCCGGAAGATCGGGAGATGCTTCCTTGATAGCAGGTGGGCAAAAAATGTTGAGAAATAATGTCTTTGTTTCTATGACAGAAAAGATTGTATCATTTTATATCTTTCATAAAAAATATGGTTGCCATGTGTGCTTTCTGAGTAGAGAAGATGCTGAGCTTATTCGTAAATATAGATGGCATATTGATTATGGAACTCATGGCAGTCTTCGAGTCAGAGCAAACATAAAAGGCAAAAAGGTATCCTTGCACCGAATGGTTCTCAAAACAAAACTTGAGGTAGATCACATCAATGGAAACCAGCTGGATAACAGGCGCGAGAATTTACGAAAGGCTACGAGACATCAGAATGCTTGCAACAGGAAAGTCTTCTGCAATAATCAAACAGGATGTGCTGGAATTACGAAAAAAGGAAATAGGTATATTGCAAGAATAGCAGTAAAGAATAAAAGCGTTTACCTTGGTTCTTTTGCAAGTTTATCTGATGCTGTTGAAGTAAGAACAAAAGCTGTCATCAAATATCATAAAAAATTTGCAAGAGTGTGAAAAAAGTTCAAATCTTTTTGTCTGTTTTTGGTATATTATATGCGAGAGGAAAATAAAATGAAAATGATTATCATCGGTGCTGGGATAGCTGGCACAATGGCATATAATTTTTTCAGAGAATATAGTCCAACAGTGTTCGAAAAAGAACAGAATAGGTCTGTGTTTGAAGATCATAAGGCAATAATGAGAATTGAAAATGAAGCAATTGGTTATTTAACCGGAATGAGATTGAGTGAATTTGAGGTCGAAAACTGGATATGGCACAATGGAAATTTTTACGATAAATGCACTCCGCTATTTGGGTGCTTATATTCAAAAAAAGTATCAGGAGAAATAACATCAAGATCGATTGAAAATACAGGTCTGCACAAAAGATTTAAGGTCTCCTCTGATTTTAGAATATCCGAAGAGCATTTATTTTCTGGAATTACCATCAACTCTATTTCTGAATGGAAACAAATTGGATTCTTAGGTAGTTCTGTGTATCATGACTATGATGTGTGCATCAGCACCATGCCTATGCCAAAATTGCTTGATGCAACAAACACAGAATATGATCCATCTCTGTTTTCCTATAAGCCAATATATGTTATGAGATTTAAAACAAAGATAAAATCTGATAAGAATTACACAGTTTATATCCCTGAGAAGGATTATCCTATTTATAGGATAAGTCTTCAAGAAGATTTGATAATAATTGAATCAACTGGTGAAATATCAAATGGGTATGTTAGTTTTTTTTGCAAAATGCTGTTTGGCATAGGATCAGAGGATATCGAGCTGATATCCTCCACAGCAATTCCTTTTGGGAAAATGGCAAGCTCAAACAGAGATATGATAAAAGGCTTGCTGTTGCAGCTGACAGAAAAGTATAATATATATTCTCTCGGAAGATATGCCATATGGAAAAGCATAAAAACAGATCATCTGCTTGCTGATCTTAAAAAGATACGAGACATGATAAATTGTTCTGTTTCTGTAGCAAAATATAACACAAGGAAAGAACTATGAAGATAACATTAATCCAGCACACACAGAATGCAGAAAAGCTACTTATTTTTTCAAAAAGAACCCGGCTGATGATGAATGTTGAAGGTTTTGATTTCATAGATCAATTATCTGATGAAGACAAAAAAGAAGAGCTTGATTATGTATTTGGAACAATTACTTCAAGTCTCGAATTTGTTGATTATGTATTCCTGATCGAAGATGTAACAAGGGCTTTTACCCATCAGCTTGTAAGGCATCGTGTTGGGGTGGCATTTGCTCAGCAATCACAACGGACAGTTGATGCTTCTGGATTCAACTATTATACACCAGAAAGCTGCAAAAATAATCATGTATATCATGCTATCATGAAACAGATAGATAAAGCATATCAGATGATGATTTATGAAGATAACATAAGGCCGGAGGATGCGCGCGGAATCTTGCCAACAAATATTCATACAAACATATTGAAGAAAATAAACTTGATAGCTTTGAGCGAACTGATTTCAAAAAGGCTCTGCAACAGGACTCAGGCAGAGTTCAGAGCTGCTGCTGAAAACATGAAAGAGCTTGTGATTGATATTCATCCATGGGCTGAAAAAATTCTTAAATGCTATTGCGAAGAGCATGGCAAATGTTTTTTCAAGAATGGCAAAGGATGCGGGAAATATGCAGCTGACTGAAACAGAATCTGAAGTTATCAGAATAATAAAAGCAAGGCAAAAACTTGGAAGGGAAAGATATGGCAAAGGAATATCATTCAAGCAGAATCCTGACCCTTCTAATTGGATAAATGAGGCTATTGAAGAGGCTGCAGATATGCTTCAATATCTTGTGGCTATGAAATTAGCAATGGAGAAAAAAGATGCCAACTGTGGCCATTGATTTTGATGGTGTGATATCAAAATACAAATCATATGAAGGAAAGGGTGTTTTTGGAGAGCCGACTCCCTGCTGTGTTGAAGCAATAAAAGCATTAAAAGACAGGGGATGGATTGTCATAATTCATACAACAAGATCAGAGACCCATCAGATAAAAGAATATCTTGACAAGCACATGGTTGCCTATGATTACATAAATTATAATCCGGAAAATATAGACAGAGGATGCAATATGGGGAAACCATTGGCTGATATCTATATTGATGACAGAGCTGTTAGATTTAATGGAGACTGGATGCATACAATTGAAGAAGTGTTAAATTTTAAACCATATTGGAAGATATGAATATGACCTATTCCATCATCCCTTCTGTTGCATTAGTGTTCAGCATAACAGGAGCCTTGCTAATAAATTATAAAAAGGTATATGGATTTTATTTTTATATCATTTCAAACATCTGCTGGCTCATCACAAGCCTAAATTCAAAAATGTACGAACAGAGTTTGTTGTGGATATTCTTTATCTGTTTGTGCTTTCATGGAATATATAAATGGAAACAACATGAGTAAATTTATTCATCTTCATTGCCACAATGAATTTTCAATCCTTGATGGAGTTGGAACTGCAGAGCAATATGCAGCCAAAGCAAAAGAGCTTGGCTTTCCTGCGCTCGGAATGACGAACCACGGGAATGTTGATGGCCTTATCAAATTTCAAAATGCTTGTGATGAAATTGGAATTGTCCCTATTCATGGCTGTGAACTATATGTAGTAAAAGATATTTCGATAAAAGAAAAAGGTGATGTAAGAAGGCATCTGACTGTCTGGGTAAAAAATAATATAGGTTGGGAAAATCTTTTGAAACTGCTCACAATTGCAAATTCAGAAGGATTTTATTACAGGCCGCGAGTCTCTCCGGAGCTTTTGCTTAAATGCTGTGATGGGCTTGTTGTGGCAACAGCTTGCTCCTCCTCTTTTGTGCTTGATGATTGGGGCATCAAGCTATTCAAGAAACTTCATCACAAGATAGGAGATGATCTGTATTCAGAAATAATGCCTTTTGTAAAATACAAACCACAAGAAAAGATAAACAGCATTTGTAAAAAACTTGCTGATGAGTATGGTACAAAATTATTGGCAACAAATGATTCTCATTTCATAGATAAAGATGATGCTGTTGCACAAGAGGTCTTGCTTGCAATACAATCAAAAAAGAAGTGGAAAGATAAAGACCGATGGAAATTTGACATTTCAGATATCTATCTCAAAACAGAAAAAGAGATGAGAGATGGATTCACAGAACAAGGAATATTTTCAAGAAGAGAAATATCACAAGCAATATTAAGCACCTATGAAATATTTGAAAAATGCAAAGATTTCAGAATACAGAAGAAAGATGTTGAGCTGCCAGAAATAAAAGTTGATGGAATAAAAATATCCGATGCTGATTCTTTCCTTAAAAAATTATGCAATGAAGGAATGGACAACAAGGTAAAATCAGATGCATCAAAGAACAAAAAGCTGAAAATATATACAGATCGGCTTGAAGAAGAACTTGCTGTTGTGATAAAGCAAGGATTTGTTAAATATTTTCTGATTGTTTGGGAACTTATTCGTTGGTGCAAAAACAATGACATAATGGTTGGCCCAGGGAGAGGAAGCAGCGGAGGAAGCCTTATTTGCTACCTGATAGGGATAACTGCTGTTGATCCTATTCAGTTCGATCTTATTTTTGCAAGGTTTATTTCTCCTGCCAGAATTGACTTGCCAGATATTGATATGGATTTTGAAGATGTAAAACGGCCTCTTATAAGAGAACATCTTGAGAATTTGTATGGCAAATATCATGTTGCTGGCACAAGTACTTTTTTAACCATGAAAGGGCGCGGAGCAATAAAGGATGTCTCGCGCGTGTTTGATGTGCCTATGTTTGATGTCAATAAAGCATCATCTTGCATCGTATCAAGAACAAGTGGAGACTCAAGATCAGATTTTACAATTGAGGATGCATTTGCTACATTTGAGGATGGAAGAGCTTTCAAAAACAAATACCCAAAAGTTGTTGATATAGCAATGAGACTTGAAGGCCAAATAAGGGGGAAAGGACAGCACGCTGCTGCAATCATAATTTCAGAGGATGATCTCAGAGAAGGGAAAAGAGCTTGTCTTGTAAAGGGGAAGGATGATGGGCTTACTGTCAATTGGGACAAACATGATATTGAGCACGTTGGACTTATGAAGCTGGATGTGCTTGGGCTGAATGCTTTGACAGTTCTTAATTATACAGCAAGACTTGTGAAAGAAAATACAGGAACAGGCATTGATTTTGAAAACATACCAATTGATGATAAAAAAATATATAAAGAATTTTCAAAAGGAAGCACAGTTGGGTGCTTCCAGTTCGGGTCTTTAGGTTTGAGGAAACTGTGTGTTGAGATGGGGATAGAAAATTTTGATATGCTTACTCATGCGAATGCTTTGTATCGCCCTGGAACACTTCGGTCAGGAATGGTCGAGGAGTTTGTAGACAGAAAAAAAGGAAAGAAAGAAATAGAATACATACATCCATTTTTGGAATCACTAACAAAAAGCACCTTTGGTATAATATTATACCAAGAACAAGTGATGAAGCTGATGTATGATCTTGGAGGCCTTGGATGGAAAACAGCAGACACAGTTCGCAAGGTGATAAGCAAATCAAAGGGTGTAGAGCAGTTTCAATCTTTCAAACAGTTATTTGTTGAAGGCTGTGAAAAAAAGAAGACTCTTGACAAAGAAACAGCTGAAGACCTGTGGGATGCCTTGAGCAGCTTTGGTTCTTATTCTTTTAATTTATCACACGCAGTCGAATATGCCATGATAGCCTATTGGGATATGTATTGTAAAATATATCATCCTGTTGAATTCTTTTGTGCAAATCTCAGCTTTGGATCAGATAATAAAAAAGAAGATTTCATTGAAGAGGCAATCAAGTTTGGTCTTCATGTAAGACCTCCAAAGATAGGTATATCTGATGCAGACAATTGGATTGCAAAAGACGGGATTCTGTACTGTCCTTTTATAGAGATAAAAGGATTTGGGGACAAGACCTCTAAATATGCAGCAGAACTGCTGAATGAAAATAAGAAGTTCTTTTCACCAGATGGCAAGAAAGAAAGACTGACACAGAGATTTAAAAATATACTTGATGAAATAGGCTCTGATAAAAATAATCCTGTTGATGAACTTTTTGCAGAAAAAATATCAAGATACTTCTCTTTTAGTTTTAATAGAGACCCACAAAAGAAATTCAGAAAGATGGTTAGTATTTTATCAGGCAGCATAGATATAGAAAAGATAAAGGACATAAATTTTGGGAAATCTGATACAAATGATAGATTTTATTTTGGCAGAATGACTGAAATAAAATTTAGCTATAGAGAAAAGGTATCTGATGCTGGAAAGGGAAATACAGGAGGCGGAATATATGGCAACCTGAAAGATAATGAAGACTTCTGCATGCTTGTCTTCGGAGGGAAAGCATATCAGAAGAAAAAATATGGAATAGAACATTGCGGGGATGAATTTGTTCTTGTAAAAGCAAATAGGCCAAATAAAAAAACAAACATCATCTGCAACGATGTGTGGTTACAACATGAGCTGCTGTCCGGAAATTTCGAAGGACTGGAGCTGAATATGATAAAGCAGAACAGATATAAAAATAATGAAGTAAAAAACTGCTCTGGCTGTGATCTGAAATCAGAGTGCAAAGCTCCTGTTGTTTCATCAACAGGAAAATACAACATCATGATAATAGGCGAGGCTCCAGGAAAAGAGGAGGACCGAGAAGGGGTTGGCTTTGTTGGAAGATCGGGAGAGCTTGTGTGGAATTCTTTATCAAAGAAAAATCTAAAACGTAACATGTTCAACATAACAAATGTTGTCAAGTGTTTCCCAAGTAAAACAAGAACGCCTACAAATAAGCATATCAAAAGTTGTTCAAAATGGCTCACAGAAGAAATCGAAAATATAAAACCTTGTCTCATTCTGGCTTTCGGAAATACAAATATAAAGTTTTTTACTGAGGAAGAGTCTGGAATAATGGCCAAGTCAGGAACAACAGAATGGAATGAAAAATATGGATGCTGGATCTGCTGGTGCATTCATCCCGCCTCTGTGTTATATTCTCCCGAAAACAACGAACTCTTTTCAAGAGGGATTAAAAACTTTGCTGAAAAAGTAAAAATTTTTGGTAAAGTGTGAAAAAAGTTCAAATCTTTTTGATGATTTTTGGTATATATAATTATAGGAGTTTAAAATATGGAACTACTTTCCTTTGAAAAAGACCTTGAAATTGACAAAGACAGTTTGGATGAGGCTTGGCTGAAACAGGCTCGACTCTATTTCAACTATGCCCGAATGGCAGAAGAGGCATCCAATGATCTTGCCAAGGCAAAAGACGACCTTGAAATTATTCATGCCCAAATTGATACCGTAGTCAGAAGGGATGCAGCAGATTCTGGCGAAAAAATGACAGATAAGATTGCAGAATCAAAGGTGCTTGAAAGCAAGGCATATCAAAGAGCGCTTGAGGCTTACAATAAAGCCAAGCATGATCATGGCATACTTCTTGCAGCTGTCCGGACACTGGATCATAAAAAATCAGCCCTTGAGAATCTCGTCAAGCTATATGTTGGGGGATATTATGCAGCCCCGACTGAGCCAAAGGAAAAGAAAACAAGAATCAAAGAAGATAAATTTGATGCTGTTCAGAACATAAAATTAAATAAGAAGAGAGGATAAAATGCCACAGAAGACCGCAAAGAAATCAAATCGATACAGCTTGAAGGATACCTACCAAGAGGACTACAAAAATA